GTTGATACTGATGCATTGTTAGGTTCACTGTAATTAAAATAGGTTTTAGTCGTGAGTCACCTATTTCAACGAAAGCAACCGCGACAGTTAATAGTAGGGCAATCTCCTGAGATTTGTATCACCTCCCTTACGTGATTAACAAAAAATAGGCACTTTCCCCGGTGCCGAGTTCTCCCCCATACCTTCGCAGTGGGGTTGACGAGCGGGAATATGGGTAAGCGACTTAACATCCTTACCCATTTTCTTTTTATAACTTAATAAATAATAGTTGACATTATACGTACGTTATATTATAATGGTATACGTATAAGAGGACTTTGTAATGATTAAGCATAATTTTATATGCACTGTATGTAATAGAACTTTTGCAGAAGACGAAGCTGAAAGAAAACCTGAAACAACTTCTTACGAGTTTTGGGGAAGTAAAGGTACTATTAAAACTTGTCTATTTATCTGTCCTTATTGCAGTTCAGAAGAAATTGACGAATTCTTTGGAGATTTAGATGAAACGAATACTTGAGATTTCCGCCGTGGTAGCAGCGTTGGTTATTTTAATCGGTGTTATCTGTGCTTATATATGGGCGGCTTGGGCTATAACACAGGGAAATTGGTAGTTAACTTATTGGGGGTTGAGATGAAAGATAAACTTAATAAAATGGTTTCTGCATTATGTCGCGCCACATCACATGATAAAATATCGATCTATGATTTTCGAGATGATGTTCAGATTGTAAAAGAGGCTGCGGACTTCCTTCAATCTATGGCTGATATGCAAGAAGGCACTCCACCATATGAAGAAACAATGCTAAAGCCATATCGCGATACTCCGTCAGCTCCTTGGGTTCCAAAAACACACGTTGACTGGCACATCAAGCAGCATGCGCTGACGAAGGCTGAACTAGAGGAATCGTTTACCGAGATACAGGAATTACAAGATGAATTACGAGTAAAGAATAATACTATCGCTGAATTCATGAGAGAACTCGCCGAAGCCAAGGCTGAGATGCTTCAGATTATCGCACGTAATGAAGGTCTCAACTCCATTATAGTCGGTAACATAGCATTAAAGGATTCGTGTGTAGCATATGCCAATGCAATGGAACAGGATTTGATATCAGCAGAAGATCAACTCACCGCCGCACAGCAGTTAGCGCGTGATCTACAGCAGAAGGTTGAGAGCATGGAGGAAATTGATAGAGCTGCACAGCGGCGGATTGCGGAGCTGGAACGACCACATGATACAGTTGGACAATATAATCCAAATTATCAACCCGGCATGCCAGCAATGGAAAAGCTATACGGTATTAACCAATCCAAGCGCCCGCTGCTGTCTGATCAGCCGGTGATGAGCAGGAGCCAGTTAGATACCATAATTGAATTAATACTAGCATTAGCTGAAGGCCAATTATTCCATGTTAGTGCGCGAGAACGCTTTAAAGCAGCAAAGGAAGCTGCAATCAAGTCATTGGTCGGCCCATGAGCGATGATACTTGTAAGCGTGAAGTTGCAAAATCTCGATTCCAGCAGCATCGAGATGGTAGCAAGCCGGGATATGTATTTAAAGATGTTAGGATAAAATATAAAGAAGCATGCAACAAACCAAAACCAGCAGATAAACTTTACTGTCCTGATTGCGAGAAAGAGATTTATGATGAACCAACACAACGCGAGGGCTGAGCATGAGTGACCAAACGTCTGATGAATGGTTTGCTGGATTAAAGAAGGTTGCAGATACAGACCGTTGTTTTGTAACGCTGACTGATGTTATGCGTTATTTGAATGATAAGGACGCACAAATAGCCAGCCTCACCGCGCGCAATAAAGAGCTTGAGCAATGTTTGCAATTCTATGCGCGGGGTAATCATTTCACGCAGACTGATCCGCTACAATGGGATTCAGTATCAGGAGAGCCGCCCAACTTCCTCTGCGATGACCAAGGGCTTGCCACTATTGAAGATGGGTCCCTTGCAAGAATGGCTATGGAAGGGGTAAAAATTAATTGGGAAGATGAAGCCGTCGACGCTGCCATAGCACAGGGGGAAGGTGATGAGTGATAAAGAAGACCTACAGCGCGGCGTTGTGATGGTTTGCGATGCATTGGTGAATAAGGCCGATGCTCTACAATGGAGTGAGCGACAGTGCGTAGAATCATCAGTACAGATTAATCAACTGAATTGCAAATTAGCAGTAGCTGAAGCACGAGCAGAGCGGGCGGTTGCAGCGTTGAAGCAGATAACCATTGGTGCAAGTCCTGATGATGATCATGATGCACTGACATATCAAGAGATAGAAGATATTGGTATGAAAGCACTCGCCGAACTAACCACAGAGCAGGAGTGATCAGATGATACGAGAAAACAGGTTTTTAGTTTTAAAGCGGTCTGACATTGCCGATTATCTAACCCAAGAGCAGCAAGAAGATTTACAGCTTTTATGCACCATAATTGAAACTGGCAGAAATAGCGATGGCAAGCATTATAACCAGTATGTTTGCATTGCTGACGACTGGCCTGAATACGAACAGGTATGGAAGATGATTGAGGCTCGTGTTGATAACAACCCTAAACCATAACAGCGGAGTACTATTGTGAGTGATAACACTGAACTTTATTATTCTGAACTTGAATACGAACGCAACAAAGCTGAAGACGCATATTTTGCAGCTAGGCCACAGATAATTCGCACTAGCGATAAGGAAGCATTGTTTCGTGCTGGCTTCGACCGTGCATTCAATTTGTTATGGAAAAAATCCCCACCAACCGAATAACCCCAAGAGGCTGCTATTATGACCGACGATCAAATTATTGCACAACAGGCTAGGACAATTATTAAGCTGCAAACCGAGCTGAATGATAAGCGTCAGTCTTTGCGAAACATAGGAAACGTACTATATGGAATAGGGCAGCCACTTAACGATAACAAGCTCAAATATACCAAAGAGCAGTTACACAACTTTTTCCTGATTTCTCAGGAATTGTAAAATAACAACCCCAATATCGACACAGGAACTATTATGAGTGATCCAAAAGAAATTGAATTGAGCGTTTGTCATGAAGATGACGGTGATATGAACCTTGAGCTATATATTGACCGTGACAATCAAATATCACTATCAATCAACAAGGATGGCAGCATTGCATGGGCTGCTTCGTCTTATGGTTCACGCGATCATCAAAGAACTGAAACGGGGAACATGGGAAAGATATTGTACCAGCTCATCGCACAGACTAACCCTGAATGAAAAAATAGTTCTACTTAACCGAGGATTTTTAAAATGAAAGACTCTCTCGATTTACTTTTAAAAGAAGCTTTAAAGCACCAATTAAATAACAAAAAAGGGGTTGGCGTTAAAATCCGCCTTGCCCAAATAGAGGAAACGGTTCATTCTGCTTACAACAACCCCGATAACTGGAAGTTCACTCGTTTCTTAACTCTCCGCCATACAGATGAAAAAGGTAATGAAACTGTATTAGGGCAATTTCGTGAGTATACTTATAAATATAGCGAAGCGAGGAAATTGTGCCGGGATGCTACCCCTTTAGACCACTCCGTTGATATCGAATATGTCTCAGGAGATTATTGGATTCACCTAGAGCCTTCTGACCCACCGCCGACACAGTTTTTAATGGAAGACCTACAAGTAATCCGAAATTATCTTGACCAGTTTAAGCCTATTCCCTTAAAACCCTTATTAAAAGAATTAAACGCCGAGCATTTACTTAAAGAACTCCGAGGATTTTAGTATGTATAATTGGCAGGATCAGTGGAAATTAACTACTATTTGTATTTTAACGACTATTGGATTATACAGTACAGGTCATTATGTAGGTGGTAGTATAGCTTTAATTTTAACATTATTTAATTTTTATATCTTAATTGACAATAATTAATATCATACGCATAATACCCACAAATGGTACACGTACAAATAGGCTTTAAATGAGACATCCTGACATTATCCGCCCTATTAAATTAACCACTACTCTCCCCGAAGATGTAAAGGCTAAATTAGACTTGCATTTATTCTCGGAAGTAGCTGGTAGAGTGCCTATAGGGGCTTACCAAAAGTTCTTTTTAGAACGGATAAAGGATTTCTTCTACGAAAAAACTTTAGATATAAGTGAATATCTAGATTCCCCTGTTGGCTGTGTTACTATCAAGGGCGGCCCTGCCGCCTTAGAAGCTGTTAAAACTATCTTGGAGCGCCATAATGGCAATTGAACTTCCTGCGGAATTAGCCGCTAAAATTTCTAACTGGAGGCAAAAGGCTTCTTTAGGTACGATTACGTTACCAGAGATGAAAGAAGCTATATTAGCTTTACGTCAAGCCCGATTTAATGCAGCGGGGAAAGCTAAAGAAACTAAAAAATCAACTAAAGCTCCGGCCCGGTCGGCGGATGATTTGTTAAGTGAGTTATAAAATGCACACACATGATCCAGTTGCAAATTCAATTCTATTGGTGGGCACTACAGCTATGTATAGTACAGGTCATTGGATAGGTGGTACTGTATTATTGGTAGTAACACTTATAGTATTTTTTGCTAATAAATAAGTTATGAGCCTTCTATACACCCCCAACTTTGATGATGAATGTCACGTTTGTGGTACATCTCCTTGTGTCATCGTCAACAACCATCTTCAACCCCATACCTTCCTATGCGGACCTCATTTTTTCAGCGACCGCTCGATGGTAGATTGGGAATTGTGGAATAATCCTCCTGAGTCAACAGAGTAAATGCGATGAAAACAGTAGTTATATTTGATCAATGTGGTGAATGTGAACTGAGATTTGGTGTATTTGACGGTGACCTAAGTCATTTACATAATAAGTATATTAATACAACTGAAATTTCAGACGAAGATTCTGATGATATTAGTGAGCTTAATTGTAATTTAGATACCTTTCCTACAGAAGAAGTTAAAAATGGGGCTAAGGTAATAGTCTGTGGATTTATACCCTAATGAAAACCCAAACACTCCTAACACTATCCTTAACTTTGACTATCATAAGCGTTATCAGTACTCTAACCGCATTATATCTTGCAATCACAGGTAAATAAAATGAACGATGAAAACTATTTCCCTTCCATATTCGATTCCTCCATGCTTGGGTCTTTCAAGTCCTGTCCTCAGCTATTCAAAAAAACCTACATGTCTCAGTGGAAACCTAAGGAAGCTTCCGTCCACCTCCACGCCGGTGCTGCATTCGCCAAGGGAATTGAAACTGCCCGTACCGCTTTCTATGTTAATAGCCTCTCGTCAGAAGATTCCGTTGCTGCCGGGCTTACTGCTCTCATCGAACACTACGGAGACTTTGCCTGTCCATCCGACTCCCCAAAATCTTTAGAACGTATGGCAGGAGCTTTAGAATTCTATTTCTCCAATTATCCTTTAACCAAGGACGATTCCGTTCCTTACCTATTACCCGGAGGTAAAAGTGCTATCGAATTCTCTTTTGCTCAACCTCTTCCTATTAACCATCCTGTTACTAACGATCCTCTTTTATATGTCGGTCGGATGGATGCTATTATTAATTATGCAGGCGGTGTTTATATTTGCGATGAGAAGACTACATCTCAGCTGGGTGCAAGCTGGTCAAGACAATGGGATTTGCGAGCACAGTTCACCGGATATGCTTGGGGATGTCAACAGGCCGGAATCAGAGTTGATGGTGCCATCGTACGAGGAGTTTCTATCTTAAAAAGTAAGTATGATACGCAGCAAGCGATATCATATAGACCTGATTGGCAGATTGAAAGATGGTATGAAGATTTATTAATGTGGATTGAGGATATTAAGAAGTGTTGGGAAACAGGTAAATGGAGATATAACTTAGACCACGCATGCGCGGAGTACGGCGGTTGTACTTTCAGACAAGCTTGTTCAAGTCAAGATGAAACTCCGTGGTTGGAAACTTATTTTGAAAAGCGTCATTGGAATCCTTTACTACGTATTGAAACTAAGTTATGAATTCTCTAATACTAATAAAAGAAAAGGAACTTGTAACCAGTGTAACTATCCCTTACACTCGTTCTAGTGAATACCTTTTATTAGTATGTCCGGAATGTAAGGAAGTATGGGGGGAGATAAAACCTGAAAATTACGGTTATCATTGGGCTAATATAGCTACTTGTCGTTATTGTGTTTCCGCCGACCCTATCCGTACCCCCGGTTCTATTATAGACAACTATTTTTGCAATTGTCATATCGATGTTAAGTTATTAAACCATCTCCCTACCGAACTTGTTTATCGTGAATTTGAGTTAGCTTTAAAGTTATTTGAGGAAGAATCATGTCAGAAACAGAATCAATTGAACACTCACTGCTTCCAGGGGTCAACATACTACTCGAAGGAGCTACCGGAACAGGGAAAACCTACGCCCTTGGGACCATAGCAGACGCTGGCTGCGAACTTTTCCTTCTCTTCACAGAATCCGGTCTCGAAACAGCCCTAGGCTATTGGACCGATCGCGGCAAGGAAGTCCCTCCCAACGTCCATTGGCATATCTTGGAACGTAGTTCCACCGACTTCACCACTCTCATGGCTGGTGCTACTTCTATCAACACCCTAACTCAAGAATCCCTTCATAAAATGCAGGACCCTTTCCGTGCTAAACATAACCAGTTCATTGGACTCCTTAAAACTCTGTCGAACTTTGTCGATCACCGTACAGGTAAGACTTTTGGAGCGGTGGATAGTTGGGGTCCAGATAGATGCCTTGCTATTGACTCCCTTACGGGAATCAATCCAATCGCATTATCACTTGTCGTTGGAAACAAACCTGTCAAGTCTCAGCCTGATTGGGGAATCGCTCAGGACCAGGTGGAGAAACTTATTCGACAACTTACCGATGGATGCAAGTGTCACTTTGCTCTTACTGCGCATGTTGAAAGAGAAACGGATCAAGTTTTTGGAGGTGTCAAAATTACTGTATCGACTCTTGGTCGTGCTTTGGCTCCTAAGATCCCCCCTATGTTTTCAGATGTTATTTTATCGTACCGGGAAGGAACCAAGTTTTTTTGGTCGACCGCTAACCCGCAAGCCGACTTGAAGGCTAGGAATCTTCCTTACGCCGATGGCATCGATCCTAATTTCCAACAGATCTTCTCAAAGTGGTTATCACGTGGAGGCCGCTTTGTTTCTGAAGTAAAACGCTGATCCACAATTTTATTTATCAAGAGTAACTATTATGTCCAACTTCGATCCTTCATTATTCCTCGACGCCTCAACAACCGAAGCCAGTGTAAAACGTCCACTAATCCCAGCTGGATTAGACATCACCGGAACTATTGGTGATATTAAGGCTAGTACTTGGCAGGGTAAGAAAGACCCTACACAATCAGGTATTAAGTTTGATATCCCCATTACGTTTGATCTTACCGCTATGCCTGATTTGCATAAATCAATCGGAGCAGATTCGGTAACGCTAACTGACACAATCATGTTAGATGTTACTGAAAACGGTTCTATTGATTATGGTCCGGGTAAGAATGGTAAGCTCCGCCGATATCGTGAAGCCTTGGGTATGAATGTACCGGGAGAGGCTTTTTCTCCTCGCGCTATGACCGGGCGGTTGATCAAAGCAAAAATTAAACACGACCTTTATGAAGGCGATGTTTATGATAAGATCGATTCCATAGCTAAGGCTTAACTTTCAATAGGGAAGGGACTACCACCTTCCCTCTCTTTTAAGGATTAATTATGCTTCCTCCAATTAACCCTATGCAGGGTAAGAATCTATATAAAGTCGAAACCTTTACTGATATGATGTCAGGGAGTATTATTAAACATACTCCGGTTAATGAAGATGGTTCCGCCGATCCTTTACGGGAAGCTGTGTTTTCGGGTAACACCGTGATGAACACCAATCGCGGACCTATGCCTTTAGACTTCCCTATTAAAGCACAATCTTTAGCTCAAGCAATAGATATGTTTAGTAATTCTCTTAGAGATTTATTAGATGAAATGGAATCTAATATGACAAGGCAAAGGATATTAAGCGGTAGTCAAGTAACTTCTGACGTATCTAAGATTATCAACGGAAAGGGTAATTAAATTATGTATCCTTTACTCAATAAAAATTTACCTGATATAAAGCCTTTAATACCCTTTACAGAAGAAACAGGGAAAGTTGGTAATACAGATGACTATGGGGGTAAATATATTACGCTTACAGCTTCAGGGATAAAAGAAGAAGGCAATCCTTTCGACTGTTATTATACTTCAGAAAAAAATTGTATTATACAATATTCAATACATTTAGTTTTGTTTCTACAGGACAGAAGGCATATAGTATGGAGAATTATCCCTGAATTAGTTACTTTAAAAGTAAAAGAAAGTGTTTCTGTATATCTTAATGTATATCAAATATACTCCAGATTAACCGCATATCCTAGGAAATTATAATATGCAGCTTCATACATTAAAAATCCACGAAATTCTTATCCCTAAAAATCGCCAGAGGAGGGAATTCAAACACGAAGAAATAGTTAAGCTCGCCGGATCAATATCTCAAAACGGATTGATTCAACCCGTAGTAGTCCGACAAGATACCGACGGAGCTATCTTACTAATCGCCGGAGAACGAAGACTTCGTGCTTTAAACTATGTATGGAACTTTGGTGAATCTGTTAGATGCGGAGAATACCAGTTCCCCGAAGGCCAAGTACCCTGTATATTCCAAGGTGAAATGGACCCATTAGATGCGTTTGAAATGGAGTTAGAAGAAAATATCCGCCGGGTTGATTTAACTTGGCAAGAACGTGCTTTAGCTACTTCAACTTTATTTGAATTAAGAGACAAACAATCTAAAGCTAAAGGAACTGCTCCGCCAACCGCCGCGTCTATATCAGAAGAAATATACGGCGACGACAACACCGGCGCTATGGAAAATAACACCCGCACCGAACTCATAGTCGCCCGACATTTAAAAGACGAAGATGTATTAAAAGCTAAGTCCGCCCCTGAAGCTTTAAAAATACTAAAGCGTAAAGAGCAAATTAAAAAATCCGAAGACCTAGCTAAGTCCGTCGGCACTACTTTTACTTCTTCCGTCCACCGCCTTGAATGCGGAGACTGTTTTGAAATAATGGAACACATGACTAAGGAATCTTTCGACGTAATATTAACTGATCCTCCCTATGGTATAGACGCGGATACTTTCGGAGACTCTGGAGGTAAAACTCATGGCGCGCACTTCTATGATGACAGCTGGACGACGTGGAATAAATTGGCTAAACGCCTTGCGGTGGAGAGTTATCGTTTGGCTAAGCCTCAAGCACATGCGTACATCTTTTGCGATATTGATAATTTCGTCATCTTCAAATCCTTCATGGAGGAGGCTGGTTGGAAAGTATTTCGCACTCCATTTATATGGTATAATCCTACAGCTTTTCGTGCCCCGTGGCCTGAGCAAGGTCCTCAAAGAAAATATCAAATAGTTCTATATGCAGTTAAAGGAGATAAACCTGTTACAAGATTATATAGTGATGTTATTACTGGTACTAACGATGATAACCTTAATCACCCCGCTCAGAAACCTGTGTCGGTGTATATTGATTTGCTTCGCCGTTCCGTTAGTGCTGGGGACAATGTTCTTGATCCTTTTGGTGGGAGCGGTACGATCATCCCGGCGGCACACGAGCTTAAATGCAAAGCGACTTATATAGAGCAGGATCAAGCGGCGTTTGGAATAGCGGTTAAGAGGTTGAAAGATTTAATATGAGTGATCTAACTATACCTTTCGGTAAACATAAAGGCGAAGATATAGAAGATATTCCTACTGAGTATCTTGAATGGTTTTTATCTAATGTAGATACTCCTCCTGTTTCTAAAAAAGAACTTCGAGAAAAACATCTAGATTTATGTAGTGCTATTGAAGATGAATTAGCTTCACGAAAAAAATACGGGAGATAATATATGAAATATATAATAAAGTTTCTAGCTGATCCTAAAGTATTTAACTATATAATTATGGTTTTATACACTCTTAATGCTTTAAGATGGGCCTTAGATAAAAAATATGCGGATACATGTTATTGGCTTTCTGCTTTAGCTATTACAGCTACAGTAACCTTTCTATACAAACATTGAGGGTTTACTATGCCAATCCAGGTGAAACCCGATGGGCCGATACCGGCTAAGATAATGATCGTTGGAGAAGCTCCCGGCGCCGATGAAGAAGCTAAAGGTATTCCTTTCGTCGGAGCTTCTGGTATTGAACTAAACAAAATGCTACAGGAAGTCGGTATCACCCGCAGCGAATGTTTCATAACTAACGTAGCTCGGGAGCGGCCTTTAGGTAATAATATAGAAAACTTTATCGCATTTAAAAAGAAAGACATCACCAAAGAACATAAGCTCTTACGGGATAAATACGTTAAAAAACCTATTCTTGACGGCATGGAAATACTTAAAACCGAGATCAAGGCGGTTAAACCTAACATCATAATCGCCCTAGGCAACACCCCTCTCTGGGCTTTAACTGGCCTATGGGGTATAGTAAAGCAGCGAGGTTCAATGTTATATGAAGACATTTCTGGACTCAAGTGTAAAGTTATTCCTACTTACCATCCTGCTGCTATTCTTAGACAATGGGAGTGGCGCTCCATCGCCGTTAGCGATCTCCGACGTGCTGCGCGATTTCGCGGAGGCCTTGATTATCCTGTTACTAATTGGAACTTTCGTATCCGCCCGTCGATAGACACCGTTATAGTTGAATTAACTGCTTTAATAGTAAAATGTAACCAAGGTATAACCCTTATCTCTTTCGACCTAGAAACCCGCAACGGCCACATCGCTTGTGCTGGTATTTCCTGGACTCCTACCGACGCTTTATGTATCCCTTTAATGTGTATGGAAAACCAGTCTGGATATTGGAGTGAAGATGAAGAAGCAAATATCATACACCACTTATACCGGCTACTTACTCACCCTAACTGTCACGTGGTGGGACAGAACTTACTTTATGATAGTCAGTATACTTATCGCCATTGGCATTTTATCCCTAACGTTAAGCAAGACTCAATGATATCACATCATGTAGCTTTTGCGGGATTACCAAAGCGGTTGGATTTTCAAGCTTCAATGTATTGCAACCAATATGTTTACTGGAAAGATGACTCCAAGCATTGGGAAAAGGGTGTTGGTGAAAACCAACTATGGTCTTATAACTGTGAAGACTGTGTGCGAACAGCTGAATGTGCAGAAGTAGAAAAGGGTATTATAGATAAATTTAATCTACAAGAACCGGAAGAATTTCAACAGGCTATGTTTTACCCAGTCCTAGCCGCTATGCTTCAAGGTGTTCGTATTGATTTAAAAGCCCGTAACGATATGGCTATGGAATTATCTGAAGAAATGTTTAAAAGAGAATCTTTCTTCGAACAAGTGTTAGGACATAACTTAAACCCCCGATCACCTAAGCAAATGCAACAGTTATTTTATGATGACCTTAAACAACCAATCATATTAAAAAAAGGTCGCCCTACTCTCGACGACGATGCATTAACTCGCCTTGGCCAGCGAGAACCTCTTTTACGTCCTTTGTTAAAAAACATTGCTGAGTATCGAACCCTTGGTGTATTTTTAAGCACCTTCGTCCTAGCGGAGTTAGATTATGACAACCGGATGCGCTGTAGCTATAATATTTGTGGTACTGAGACTTATAGATTATCTTCAAGTGAAAACGCTTTCGATTGCGGCACAAACTTACAGAACATACCAAAAGGATCAGTGGCTAAAGACCCAGAAGATCTTACTCTACCTAACATACGCAAAATCTTTATTCCTGATCCTGGGATGGTGTTTTTCGATATGGATCTTGACCGAGCAGATCTTCAAGTAGTAGTTTGGGAAGCAGATGATAAGGATTTAAAACTTGCTTTACGCTTAGGCTTAGATATGCATTTAATGAACGCCTGTTCTATCTTCAATATCAAAGGTATTCCCTATGAAGAACTTACTGAAACGCATTCCAATTATAAAGAGCATCGTGAAAGGATTGGAGAAGACAAACGACAAAAAGCTAAACAAGGAGTACACGCTACTAACTATGGGTGTAAAGGCAGAACACTCTCACAACATCTTAACTCTTCAGTACACGAAGCTGACAAGTTCATATCCAGTTGGCTTGCTGCACATCCAGGGGTCGGTAAATGGCATACCCGCACTGAACAACAGCTTAGAACCCGGCGATACGTTGAAAATAAGTTTGGATACCGACGGTTCTACTTTGATCGTATCGAAGGTCTATTGCCCGAAGCACTAGCTTGGATTCCACAATCTACTGTAGCTTTAACTATTAACAGAATCTGGTTGAATATTTATTGTAACTTAGGTAAGGATGTTAAGGTGTTATTACAAGTACACGATTCTCTTGCCGGACAATATCCTAAACAACAAGAACAACTATTATTACCTTTAATTAAAAAGAACGCTCAGATAGTTATTCCCTATGAAGATCCCTTAATTATTCCTATAGGCATTAAAACCAGTGAAAAGTCCTGGGGCGATGTAAAATGAGTATCCTCACTAAACATTCTTATAGTAATCCTTTGTATAATACTTGGAAGGATATGCGAAAACGTTGTAGTAACCCTAATAGAAAAGACTACAAATTTTATGGGGGTAAAGGTATACAAGTGTGCGATAGATGGCAACAATCTTTTACAAATTTTCTAGAAGATATGCTACCAACTTGGTTTATAGGCGGAACTATAGAACGTTTAGATAATGATAAAGGCTATTGTAAAGAAAATTGTACTTGGGTTACTATCAGTAAACAGCAACAAAATAGAAGTAACGTAAAAGGATATTGGAAAAAGGAGGCCGAAGTAAAAATACTAAGAGGTAAAGGTTTATCACAGCAAAAAGTAGCTGATATATTAAACATGACCCAAGCAGCGGTATCTAGAATTGAAAATGGTTTAGGTCCATTATAGTAATGCGTAACTTTCCTGATTGGTTAACCGCCTACGTCCAATACGCCAGCTATAGTGAAGCTCCTAAGCGAATGCACTTTTGGTCTGGTGTATCCGCTGTAGCCGGCGCTCTCCGCCGTCGTGTATGGATCGACATGAAGTACTTTCAATGGCATGCAAACCATTATTTAGTCTTCGTGGCACCGCCGGGTATCGTATCCAAATCCACCACGGTAGCCATTGCTATGAACATCCTACGCAAGGTACCTGGTATTAACTTTGGCCCCGACGTGGTTACATGGCCCGCATTAGTAACGGCATTTGCTAGTTGTGGGGAATCTTTCCTCGTCGGTGATGAATATCACCATCAATGCGCTTTGACCTTGGAATCAAGTGAGTTTGGTAACTTAGTAAACCCTGCTGATCGAGAGCAAATAGACCTTCTTGTCTGCTTATGGGATAGCCGCCAGGGTTCATTCAAAAAGGTTACCAAGAGTTCTGGTTCCGACCATATAGAAAATCCTTGGATTAATATGATTGCGTGTACTACCCCTTCATGGATAGCGGGTAATTTTCCTGAATACATTATCGGCGGCGGTTTTACTTCCCGCTGTTTGTTTATCTACACTGAAGTCAAAGATAAACTAGTAGCCTACCCCAGTCTTGAAATCCCTGATGGTATGAAGGAACAACAAACAGCTTTAATTCAAGACCTTGAACACATATCCGTAGCTTTATCCGGCCCTTATAAACTATCCGCCGACGCTATTGAATGGGGTAAGATCTGGTATGTAAACCATTATGACCATCCTCCACCATTATTAAATGATGATCGCTTCGCTGGTTATATCGCCCGCAAGCAAACGCATCTTCACAAACTCGCTATGGTATTAGCCGCTTCTTGTCGCGATGAATTAGTCATAACCGCCGACGAGTTAATCCTCGCCGATAAAATGATAAGCGATCTAGAAAAAGATATGCCTAAAGTATTTTCTAAAATCGGCAGAACTGAGGAATCAATTCAGGCGGAACGATTTATTAATTTTGTTAAAGACAACAAGCAACTTCCTTATGCAGATGCTTATAAATATATTCACACCCATTTCCCGGGAGCTTCTTCTTTCGAAGATGTAGTTCAAGGAGCTATTCGATCTGGTTATCTTGAGCTATTAAACACCACGTCCGGTATAATGCTTAAATATAAAACTTAATGTACGTACAATATAAAAATATACTATACGTACATTAAATCTATTTTCCACAAGTCTCAATATCCAGCCTAACCCTATCTTGTAGCACCTTAATCAGTGCGTCGTCGTCGCGGAATCTGGTGTCAATGTCGGGGCCGTAGTCTCTGGTTGTTTCACTAGATTGCGAAACCACTGTTGGCTGTTCCTTGGCAGCATTATCGATTGATCCACCTCCGGTAACTTCACGCACGCTTGCTTGGCGTACTGGTTTGTTTGGCAAGCACTGATAAAAATGGGGAGCATCATCAGCGGGAGGAGCTGCAACAGTCTTTTTATACTCTTCAATTTGTGTACTAGCGATTTCATTTGCCTTTGTTTCAACCTCTTGTTTATGAACTATAGACGCTGCCATTATTTGTTTGTCTTTTTCCTTGACAATATTTTCACCTTCGGTTATAAGGCTATGGCGATACCATAGAAACAGTACTAGTAGAAACACTCCTATTACTATTTCTATTATTAACCTTACGTTTTTGAACATGTCTTTTAGCCTCCACTATATCTATAACTGGCTGCCATTCTTTTTCTGTAATATACCTAGAACCCTTTTCAGGGCTCTTCGGCATAGTATGATATTTTCTTGGAGGCATAGAAGCGTGTAACTTCCTTCTATACTTATCCAAGAAATCTTCTATAAGAAGTCTCATACAACAGTTACAGAAATAGTAGGCGCCGAGGGAGCCGCCTCAACTGCTACTACTGTTACAGCTTCTGCTTGACTAAGATCCCCTTCTTTAACCGCCGGGTTAGTATCAAATACACTTGCTTGGTATTGATAAGTACCCGGAGCCAAGTCGGTTGGATCATCAAATGTAGATGAAGGGTAAGATACAGTTCCTACAATATTACCATCCCTTAGTACGTGAGCCCCACCGATACGATTGGTTGGGAGGGCGGAGCCGTCGGAGCGTGTCGTCGGATAAGTAATAACCACAGTTGCTTTAGCCATTTTAAAATCCTCATAAATTACTCCTTAAGGAGTGTTAAAAAATTAATGAACATCACTCTGCTGTTTAGCTTTAGCAATTGCTGCTTCGATATCGTTTTGATATCTAGTAGCTCTTGCTTTATTATTTCTCCAGATAAGAAATAATCCTACTACAAGTAATCCAAATATAATATAACCCATAACTACCTCACTGATTTTTACTGTTAACAAATCCACGCCAAAAGGTTAGTACCGCCGATGTTGCTAGATAATACTTCAAATGACTCTCTGGTATAATACCAGTAACACCGCATAAAGCCGCAATAGTTCCTTGAGCTAATCCTAGTACTTTTGTACCTTCTTCTTTTATTACATTCCGAGTAATCTGTATCATTTTACACCTCCATAAGTCATAGAGAAATGGTTACCATCTGGGCGAGTAGTAAACCGCCCGCCCCAGCAACATAAAGGATCTAAAGACTCCCAATAGATACCCATACTAGTATAAGCATAAGTATCTGTTAGATATACACCATCCTTAAACAATTGTAAATCAATAGCCAATCTTTGTGTATGAAGGCTATGAGATATCCCAGCACCACTTTGGGCGTTTAATGCGGCTTGCTCTGGTGTTCTATAACACTCTCCAAAGGTAACTTCATACCCATTCTTATAAACCCACTGAATAAGTAATGCTACATATTGTGGGAATAAAGTTTGCTGTTGGTGCAGTGTTAAATCATTAGGTCTACGAATTATTGGTGTATCTGACATGGTGTATTCTCAACTAAACATTTAGGGAGGGGCGGAGGCATGATTCCGTGAACAGCTAGCTCCATTCTTAATGAGTCAACATGCTCACGTAACATCATAGATTCTGTTTCAGCTTTCCATGCCGTTTGTTTTGCAAGTTCGGCTATATCTTTTGCTTGATAAGATTGGGCAGTCATGAAAATAACTATGAGGGCAAGCAATCCAAACCAAGGCAATGGGCTATTAGTAATCTTTTTCACGAGCACGCTAAATGAATTACCGTCACCATCGTTATTGATCAGGGGACTTTCTGACCAATGATTCTGTTTTGGAACGCTCATGGGTGCCCCTTAGTAGAGAACACATTAGCCCATAGCCATGCAAATGCCCCGGCAAACGATATCATTGCCGCTATTACAATACCGAGCGCCTTCCATGCTCCTTTTAGTTCGCTGCGATCAGTGGTTATTCCACTCACGACACCACCTTGATTCGATACTTGCTCTTTGAGTTCCGTGAATCTTCGGTCATCTTCCTTTTCATGGTTTTTACGCCAATTACGCGACTCTTGCACATAGAGCAGCATCTCGATTTTAAATCGTTGCTCATCCTTGGCGACTTCTGCCAATCGTGCCATTTCATCAGGTCGTGTAGTAGGGCTATTGCTCATACGCATTCAGCCATGAAATAGGTTTCATCCGTGGCACCTGAAATAGTAAGATTTCCGCCTGTATCTTGACGCACATAAATTTCCCATGTCGTATTAGTTGCAGAATTATCTACTAACCAAGTACACATAAATGAATTTGCACCAGTCCCGGACATCTCGTCTGTATATGTCTTAAATGCTGCACCATTGGCATAAAGCGCGAGAATCACTCTTGACTGATCTACGCCTGCCGTAAACTTCACACAGGTAGTAATGCGCTGTTTCCGCTTAGTTTGTGGGGTGTAAGTACTGCTAGCATAGCAATTTGTTTCATCAAATACCTTGGTTCCAAATGTTACTTTAGTAAATGTTGCAGTAGTAACTCCAGTCTGATCAGTGCCATTTTTATGCGCTGAAACTCTCGGACATATATCTCCATAAAGCTGTGCTGTGGAATCAAGCACATAAGTTGCTATAACACCAGATGATTGAATCAGGTTACGATTCTCCAGTATTGATCCTTGCACATTAACACTGGCAGTATTCCATGTAGTGCCAAGATGGGTATTTCTGGCTGACATATCGCAATTGCTTTTAAACTGTAATGCATATTTGTTATTGCTGTCAGTGGCTGAAATAAAGCCGCCATCAATGGAGCCAGTACAGCCATCAAACTCCATTCCAACTGCTGCCTCTGTTGCTCCAGATGGCATTTCAATGTAAGGCCCAGTCATGACTATACCGGCTGTATTCGTAATCAAAACCTGATCCGTACCGCGATTATTTTCCCATTCACAGGCAATAAAATTAAAGCCACGATTCGCAGTGGTAGTAGGGAAATTCATGCCACCAGCGGTCGATGACGATGACCCACAGGCTTCAGTAATACAGTTATACCAATTGATATAATTAAACGTACCGCCATCCACGGAGGCCAGCTTAATCCATCCAGAAGAATTAATAACAGTATTGCCGCATGAATCAAGTTCAACATCAATAAAATCAATGTTCCAGTTTTGATCCAAGAACCCCACGCCATAATCTGCGAACTTCCTGATTCTTACAGATTGCAGCATCGGCATAGAGCGCATGTTCCAGCCAATTGCAAGTCCCTTTACTTGATTTCCTGCGTTTGTACCATCTAGAGTAAGATTTCTAAAGGTAACAATTTTTCTATCTACTGGAAACCCTCCAATACCAGAGCCTCTAGCATCAACAAAGATATTATTTGCCATTACCCCGTTAGCAGCAGTACACATCAAATTAGTGTCATATTTCCCCATTCCCTCCCAATTCACTCCCGTAGCAACAGGAAGCGTATTGTTAAAGTTCATCGAACCGGAAGGGAAGCGAATTGTGCCACCACCTAATTGAGTTGCCACTAAAGTAGCATTTGTAACAGCAGTCACATTTGCAGCAGCAGTGACAGAAGTTCCTCCACCATAGCGCTGTAACAATAAAACACCAATTTGATCATGTGATGGTATATATAAATTAGTAGGCGTCACGCTCGCAGCAGATTCTGCGGCGGTTTGGGGATATTTAATAGCTAAATAACTTACTAAGGTTTTAAGCCCATTTAATAAATCCCCTATAAAGGTTCTAGACCCAGTACCTCCGTTAGCTTCTTCTAAAGGTAAGTCAGAAGTTAAAGCTGTTCTTGCTTGTGCCTTTGTAGTAGCGTCCGCAAAAATAGTAAACTTAATAGTATCTACTGCATTGAGCCAAGCAGCGGATACAACCGTTTTTAAATCTTGGAAATTAATAAGTGCCATTTTAGGTTTCCGTTACAAGAGGGTTTCCAGCTATCATACAACCGGAAACAGCAAGACCCGCTCTAGCAGATCTACCGTTAATAGTACAAAACATAATATCAATATCTGTTTGGGGTTGTTCCCAAGGAACTGTTTGGATATCAACAACACCTTTAACAAAGTCTTGTGGTTGTCTAGGTTCATTATGCTCCGGACATCTGTATTGACCTTGCCAGTTTTTAACTAATTCAGAAGCCTTACGTTTCCGCCCACACATAGAGCATGCGGCATTCCAGTCACCTAGGGAGAAAAAACTAGATCTACCCATATTTAATCCCCGTAGCAAAGCCATAAGATTGTAGCTCAGGTAACTGGTCTTCTAATCGCTTACCTATGTCTGTCCTAAACATAACATTAGAAGGCCATTTAATCTTCCATGCTATATCATAAGCATTATCAATAGCCTTTTTAACAGTATTACCATGACCTCCTGCTATCAATACATAAGGCCCAGCTGTCATAGGTGTAGTAACTCTTTCCACTTTCCCTTCTACTATCATAGGAGCTTGGCCTACCATTACTTCTTGAAAATGGATATGCTCCATATCAGAAGGATTCATTCCATATATAGGAAAGCCCTCACCAGTTCCCCAAGGTTTAATATCTAAAGGGAAATCTTCATGAGCCATAATAACACCTACAGCTATATCTGTAGAAGCTCTTAATGTATCCCTACCTTCTATCAAGTCGGCTATCCATTGCACTGGATCACCTTTAAATACTTCTTGTCTAATACAAAAATCGGGCCATCCAAGTCTCATAGTAAATTCAAACGGCCAAGGATTTCCCTTATCATCTATCATGCAATTAACATCACAAGGACCGACATAATTAACCATATGTAAGTAATCTGTTATAGGTTCTAATACCATATCAAATAACTTAGATTTAGTTGTATGTCTAAGCACTGTTCCCATCTCACCAGTGTTTTGCCCAAGATCATCATTCATAAACTTTTTATGCTCAAAGCATTCTTCAATAACACTAGACCAACCGCCGGGGCCGAACATACCAGAGACCCCCATCTCAATCCCTTTAACCTTTTCCTGTAGCATAAGTTCCCCTTTAAACAGTCCATCCTTTTTCCACTTCTCTAATATAAATACAGCCTCACTAGGTGTATTTGCCACAAACGTCATAGCCTTATTAGCAGTTCCGCCCCAAGGCTTCATAGCATAAGCCTTTTTGGTTTTGACTATTAGTTTAATAGCTTCTTCCACACTAGACACTACTTGATAGGGAAGTGTTTTAATCCCATATCGTTTAAGAACTTCTTGTCCTACACCACGGTCTAATTCTAATTCAGCTGATTTAGCGTTGGCGCCAAATATAGGATAGCCCTTACCAAAGTATTCATTCAACTCTAATGTATAATCACTATTTCCTGTAAGTATAATTAAATCCGCCCAGTCCATTTGAGGCTTCCATTCTTTAGGTTTATCCACCATCCCATTACCAAAGGGGCGTTGATCACCTGCCTTTGTAGGGGGTAACCAATACTTAACCATATGCCCAGCATCTTGAGCACGGATAGCTATATCCAATCCATTACCGTCCCCACCAGTATCCATTACAAATACTTTCATTACTCTGTCCCCAGGTAAGGATCATTTTGAAGGCTATCCACCATCACGCCCCAATCAAGGCGAATATATATTTTATTACCGTTTTGCATAACCTTAACCATTTGATCCGTCTGCTCTCCAAATATCTTTCTAATAACTTCGGGTAATGGCGCTACTACCCCAACCGATATATAAGGTATCCTATTCATCTGGGGATTCATATTTATACCTCAAGTGATCTTTATTAGAATGAGGAAGGTAAACTTCCCTTTCCTCTGGAGTCATTTGATCTAATATCTTTTTCTGTTGTTGCCAAGTCATTCGTTGGAACATAGAGATATTTGAATCCTTTCCAGTCATGGCAGCCTTAGCTATTTTTAATTGCTCTTGCGGAGTTAAATCATACTTCTCAATAAGCTTATCTAACCCCTCACTATAGTTATCCATATCCCCAGCAGCATATTGCTTTTGAAGTTTTTTAACTTCAG